AAGAGCACGTTTTGGAATTTAATCATATTTATTATAAAGAAATAAAATTATGGCAATTCAAGCAACATCAACATTCCAGTACAATTCAGGAACATATACAAACCCATATTTCCGTTTAGTACTACATTTACCATTAAGTGGTGATCAAACACCAATTGATTGTTTCATGTACGCATCAAAAGATGCTTACGCAAGTGGAAGCAGTTATATTGCATGTTTACCATTTTATGTTTCAAATGCAGCTGCATCAGTAGACAATGTAGCAAACAACGTAGTAAATAAATTTTTAATGTATGCAACAAATGAAATTACGGGATCATTAGAAGCAATGAGCGCCGGATCAACATTTGATATAGTAGAAATACCAACCATTTAAAAGAAAGCATTATGCAAACAACAACACCACAAGGAGTAGCAATTGAACCAATTGTTTTCCCACTTAATGAAGGTACAGCAACTAGAATGACTGTATTAGTACTTAATTTTTCAACTGATGCAACGACTGCAACTACATACTATCAGTTATTAACTGAAGACGGAAAACAATTACGTCAAGGCAATTATACTTTAACTGAAGAGCAATTTGCTGCATGGGGACAAGATAATGCATATGTTAATGAATGCGTTGCTGAAGAAATTGGCGTAACAATTATTACGCAATAAATTTGGATTTTTCAAATAAATCAATTATATTAATAATACATAAGTTATAAAAAGGAAAAACATGTCACAAGAAACAAAATTTTTGTCAGAAGACGAATTAGCAACATTAAAAGAAATTCAAACTAAAACACAATCATTGATTGCTGAATTAGGAGAAATTGAATTGATGAAATTGCAATTAGCTCAGCGCCATGATGCAGCTAAAACATTCTTAACAGAACTTGCAACTGCAGAACAAACATTTACTAAAGATGTATTTGATAAATATGGCAAATCAAGCATCAATCCAGAAACAGGTGAAATTACATCAGTAGAATAATCACCATGACGCGAAAATTAGATAAAGAACATCTAGAAGAAATTCAAAACCTACGTGATACATTTGCAAAAAATGCTAACACACTTGGTAATATTGCAATTGAACTTCATTTGTTAACGCGTCAATTGGAAGCAATGAATGCTGAACAAGACAAATATTTAGATCAATTTGAATCATTGAGAAAACAAGAATCAGATCTTCTAGATAAAATGCGCGAACGATATGGCGAAGGGCAGATCAATATTGCAGACGGAACATTTACTCCTGATTCAGGTTTGGCTGAATAAACACATATTTATATAAAAAAATCATAGGAGTATTAAATGGCAGAAAGAATAGTTTCACCAGGCGTATTTACAAACGAAGTAGATCAATCGTTTTTAGCTGGTGGCGTTGCACAAATTGGTGCAGCAATCGTAGGACCAACAGTAAAAGGTCCTGCACTTATTCCTACGCAAATTACATCATTTGGACAATTCGTTGAAACATTTGGATCATTTACAACTGATTCATATGTTCCTTTTGTTGTTAATGACTATTTGCGTAATGGAAATGTAATTACGGTAACACGTTTATTGTATGAAGATGGTTATAAATTAACCAACGGTGCATTAGCAATTCTTGCAAAATCAGGATCAGGCGCTAGCGCCGTTCAAATAGTAACACACGTTTTACACCCAACATTTCCAGTAACATATAATGCAGCAACAAATTTATTTGGCACATCTGTATTACTTGATGCTGGCTCTGGTTCATTTGCACTTAGAATTTCAGGTTCATTTGCAACTGATACAACAGTACCTGGCTTTAGTGCATTTTTAGCAGGAAATGGTGCTACGGTATCTGCATCAATTGTTCAAACAAGCAATAGATATTTAAGTAAAGTATTTGGAACATCTCCAAAATCATTGGATTATCCAGTTTACGTTGAATATGAAAATTATAATGCTGCATCAGCATTTGCAAACATTGGACAAGTAACAACAGAATTAGCAATATTATCTAATTTTGAATTTTTGCAAGATTACCAAACTGCAGCAACACCATGGGTTACTTCACAAAAAATTGGAAGTGTTACTAAAAACTTGTTTAAATTCCATACGTTATCTCATGGTAACTCAGTTAACTACGATGTTAAAGTAGGTATTCGTGATATTAGATTGGCATCTGAAAATTCAGATCCGAACGGCTATGGTACATTTACAGTTGAAGTAAGAACAGTAAACACACTGTCACCAGCACCAGGAATTCCTGGTTCGCCTTATTCATCTAATGATACAGATGCATCACCTGCTATTGTTGAATCATTTACCAATGTTAATTTAGATCCAAATTCACCACGCTATATTGCTAGAGTGATTGGAGATCGTTACCAAACAGTTGATGACAATGGCAATTTGATTGTTAATGGTGATTATCCAAATGCATCTAAATATATTCGTGTTGAAGTAACTGATGCAGTTGAAACTGCTGCCAATGATAAGACATTGGTACCATTTGGATTCCGGGCTGCATCTTCGCCAATGCCAATGGCATCTGGATCATTGAATTTAAGAGCTGCAACGTATGCAACATCGCAAGTTGTTTCAAACATATTCAATGCAAATAATTATTACGGATTTGATTACACAGTACAAAACAACATTAATTATTTAGCACCAATTCCAACATCGGGTTCAACTACAGGTAGCAATTCAGATTTCTATTTAGGAGATGTTAGTCAAGATGCACAAGCTGCATTCCCAACATTGGCAACTGCTTATTCAGGATCAATTGAATCTGCATTAACAGGCGGCACCATTACAACAAACGTTGCATTAGCAACACGTAAATTTATGGTTCCATTCCAAGGTGGTTTTGATGGAGCTCGTCCAAACTTACCTAAATATGCAGGTTCAAATATTACTGCAGGAAATACATTTGGGTTTGATTGTTCAACTTCAACATCTACCGGTACCGTTGCATACAACAAAGCATTTACATTGTTAGGTAACACTGATTACTATGATATGAATTTGTTGATTACTCCGGGTATCATTCAATCATTGCACCCAGCAGTAACAACGTTGGCTCGCAATTTAGTTGAAAATCGTCAAGATACATTCTATGTAATGGATTCAAATAGATTGACTGATACAATTGCAACAGTAGCAAGTCAAGTAACAACAATTGATAGTAGCTATACTGCAACATATTGGCCTTGGGTAAGAATTACTAATCCAGCAAACAATGTTCCAACTTGGGTACCGCCTTCAGTTGTAGTTCCAGGAGTATTGGCATTTAATGATAAAATTTCAGCTCCATGGTATGCACCAGCTGGTTTAAATCGTGGTGGTTTAACAAGTGTTTCTGATACATATAAGCGCTTATCTCAATCAGATCGAGATTCATTGTATGAAGTGCGTATTAATCCTATTGCGAACTTCCCTAACGAAGGAGTAGTAATTTGGGGTCAAAAGACACTACAAGCCAAGCCAAGTGCATTAGACCGCGTAAATGTGCGTCGTTTGTTGATTGCGGTTAAGAAATTTATTGCATCATCAACTCGTTATTTGGTATTTGAACAAAATACAAATGCAACACGTACAAGATTCTTAAACATTGTTAATCCGTACATGGAACAAGTAAAAGCTCAACAAGGTTTATATGCATTCCGCGTTGTAATGGATGCATCAAATAACACAACAGATTTAATTGATCAAAACATTTTATATGGTCAAATCTTTTTGCAACCAACAAGAACAGCAGAATTTATTATTCTTGATTTCAATATTCAACCAACAGGAGCAAGTTTCCCTGAATAGTAGAATATAAAGTTTTAAGAAAGGTAGGACTTCGGTTCTACCTTTTTTACTGTTGCCAATATTTATTTAAAAATAAGGTAATGAAATGGCATTAGAACAAAACGTAAATACGGTATATCCAGGTTCAAATTTTGAAGATTATGGTATTGAAGCAAACTTCAAAGATGCTGCATATTCTTGGGAACCGAAGAAACAGCATCAATTTATTATGGAAATCGGAGGCATTCCTGCTTTCTTAATTAAAGCATCTGCAAAACCTTCTTTATCAAATGGTGAAATTACATTAGATCATATCAATGTTCAACGTTACGTAAAAGGAAAATCTGTATGGAATTCTATTACAGTAACATTATATGATGCAATTGTTCCATCAGGCGCACAGTCTGTTATGGATTGGGTTCGTTTACATCATGAATCAGTAACAGGTAGAGATGGATATTCTACAATGTATAAAAAAGATATTCAATTGCGTCAACTTTCACCATTAGGCGAAATCATTGAAGAGTGGTCATTAAAAAATGCATTTATTACAGAAACAAATTTTGGTACATTGGATTGGAGTTCTGAAGATGTTGTTAACATTGAAATGACACTTCGTTATGATTGGGCATTATTTAGTTTCTAATAGAAACGCTATGTTAATGGGGGCTAAACACCCCCATTTTTTATGTTCGCACATATTTATATTAAAGTTATAAGGATATTATGAGTAACAACGTTTCAAGTAGATTGCAAAATCAAGATCTAGTTAGATTAGCACAACAAAATTATGAAAAACAACAACGAGTAAAAGTTCCGCCTGTTGTTATTACGTTGCCTAGTAAAGGATTAATTTATCCTGAATCTAGTCCGTTGCGTTCTGGTAAAGTTGAAATGCGACATATGACAGCATATGATGAAGATATTCTATCAAATTCAAATTATCTTAAGACCGGAGTTGTTTTTGATAAATTGCTAGAATCATTGATTGTTACACCCGGCGTTCATGTAGATGACATTTCTCCGGTAGACCGAGAAGGTTTATTGATATCTGCAAGAATTTATGGATATGGTAAAATGTATCCAGTACTATTAACTGATCCTAAGACTAACAATACAATTGAACGAGAGATTGATTTATCCAAATTAAATTTTAGACCATTTACATTGCAACCAGATGAAAATGGAGAATTTGAATATAGAACTTCAACAGATGATGTATTGAAATTTAGATTTTTAACTTTTGCATTAACAAAAAATATTGATCCGGAACGAGCAGTATCAGATTTAATGTTAGCATCAATTCAACAAGTTAATGAAAATCGAGATAAAAATTATATTTCAGAATACTTAAAATATGAAATGTTAGCTTTAGATGCAAGAAATTTTAGAAACTATTTATCAGAACATATACCAGGCATTGATTTTAGTGTCGAAGTAGAAGGTGAAGATGGAGGCACCTTCAAAGCAATGTTTCAAATTGGATCAGACCTTTTTTGGTTTTAAACCAGAACATCAAGTACAATTACACGATCAACTATTTGAATTATTATGGGCTGGCGAAGGGCGTTGGGATTGGGATACTATATACAATTTACCAATTCATATTCGTAGATTTTGGGTAACAAAACTAAATAAACGCACCAATGAAATGCAGGTTAATGAACAAGAAGCTGCAGAACGTTTAAAAAATAAATTTGAGGCACGATCAAAAATTACGAAATTACCTAATTAAATATTTATAATAAATTAACTAAGGTAATGTGAAAAATCAAAACAATATAACGAGCTTGTTAAAACAGCAACCGAAACAAGGTGCATCTCCTGGCGATAAACAGGCAGAGTTTGCAGCTATGTTAGAAAGTATAACAAGAAGCTTACCATCTGCTACAAAATTAATTGATCAGTATGCATCAGTACAGCAATCATTAATGACTTCTACCAATGAATTATCCATGGGATTGGGTAAAGTAATTGGGTTACAAGAAGATTACGCATCTGGTTTAACAGAGGTAGTTAAAAACATAACTTTTTTAGAAGAAAAGAATTCCAAATTAAATAAATCATTTGGATTAAATAGCGTTTCATCTCAAGCATTTGCAAAACGATTAAGAAATGTTGCTATTGAATTAGGCGTCGGATCTGATAAGGTATTTGAGTATGCAGAAAACTTAAAAGATTTGACAAGCGGATTCATACAATCTACCAAAGTCCAAGCTAACAGTTTTCAAAAAACATTGCTTAAAGGTCAAAAATACATGCTCGAAAATTTAAAAATTACAGAGCAAGCAGCAGAAGGTTATGAATATTATGCTACTAGTGTTGCAGATTCAGGTATAGAAGCATTGGCTATTCAAAATAAATTAGCTGAATCATTTTCTGCAGCAACGGGCATTGATCAATTATCAATACAAAAATCATTAACAGAAGATATTGGTAATTTAACAGCTGATATGCAAGTGCAATATAGTAGAATTCCGGGTTCGTTAGAATTAGCTGTTTTAAAGTCTAGAGCCTTAGGAATGAGTATTGAGAAACTAAATGCAGCAGGAACAAATTTATTAAATATTGAATCATCAATTGGATCAGAATTAGAATACCAACTTTTATCAGGAAAACGTTTATTAACACAAGATGGTAAAAGTTTAACTAATGCATATCGCATGGCAACTATTCAAGGAGATGCAAACAAACAAGCAGATTTAATGAATCAATTCATTAAAGAACAAGGACCAATGCTTGAAAAGAATTTGTATGCACGACGAAAGGCTGCAGAATTAATGGGTACTGACGAAGCAACATTAGCTCGTAGTATTCAAAAACAAAAATTAATGACCAAATTAGGTGCCGAAAATTTAATGAATTTATCAGCAGATCAAATGGCACCTGAAATTGAAAAATTGCGAAAGAAATTTGAAGGTCAAACAGATAAACAGGCAGAGATTGATAAATTAATAGCTACATCAGATACTCGTACAACAACTGAAATATTCCAACAGAGTATGTTGACTAAACAAGATCAAACAATTAAAGCAATTGAAGCTCAAGGAATAAAGGTAGGAACGGTTCGAACTGAAACATTGGCTGGTATGGGCAAGGCTGGACCATTGGTCGACCAATTTAATAATTTAGCGCCAGCATTTGGCAAAATAGCAATATTTGGCGAAACATTTAGTAAATTAAATAAACCAATATCAAATTTAGTAAGCGCAATACCAATATTTGGAGACAAAATTAGAGCAGCTACAGATGCATTAACTGAAATGGTTACTTTCAATTTGCGCACCGGCGGACAAACTGCAACAGCTGTTTCGCAACAAGACGCACTAGTAATGAATGATGGTCTTATTAAATTTCACCCATCAGATAAATTTATGCAAGTAAATGATTCAACAATGATTGCTGGTACAAATGTTGATGGTAATAAAAAATTAGCACGTGCAATATCAGGTGGCGGAGGCTCTAGCATCGATTATAATAAATTAGCTACAGCAATTGCCATGGCGATGCAACATGTAAAAGTAGAAGCAGTAGTTAAAACTGATACATTGTTTGCAGCAACTAAAATGAATGGTAGGAAGGGAATTTAATGGCAATTAATATCAACATATCAGGATTTGTGTCAAACATAGATACAAAACGAACTGAAACATTATATCCCGGTGCATCTACATGGAAATCTGCAATTGCTACAACTACAAACATACAATTAGGAAATGTTTCACAACAACTATCTGGTTTGGGTGTTAATATACTAGGATCATTATCAGGAATACCGCAAGTTACTCAAATTGGTAATAGTTTATTAGAATCAAGTAATAATTATTCAATTTATTCAAAATACGCCGTTGCCGATGTTAGCAATATGCGATCACTGCCAGGAGTAGAATATCCGGATTTTAGAGCTACAAAAGGGTTTAGATCTCCATTAGAAGTACGCGTAGATGGTGCAAGTGCAATATTACGTGGCAGTACGAAAGCTATAACATTAGCAACGCTTTCCGCATCGCCAATCGGAGCATACAGTGTATTTAATTTAGATGGCGTTGGAAAAACTGGCTATGGTTGGGGAGACCATGGTAATCCATATGCATTGCGCAATGATTTTACAGCAGAAAGTCACGTTGCAACACAATGGGATTCGACAAAAATTGAAATAAACAAACAAACAAAAGTTAAAACAATTGGCGGTTGGGTGCCAACTAAGAATCCCATTGCTCTAGCAACAGCATTTCGAGGTGATCGAGTTAACGTTATCGATTTCGGAAAACGTACATTACAAGATGCATATCGTTGGAAACCAAAACGATCAGTCGTTGGCGCTAAATTAGATAAATTAGGCATCACTCAAGATTTAATTGAATTTTATTTTACAGGTCCAAAATTACAAGCAGGTGCTGCAGATAATCTAGAAGATGATATTATTGTATTCCGTGCAATCATGAATAGTTTAAGTGATACATTTTCACCATCATGGACACCACAACAAATGATTGGTAGAGCAGATCCAAATTATCATTACACTCAAGTAACTCGAGACATCCAATTAGATTTCGTCGTATATGCAACAGACCGCGACGAACTCAAACCTATATGGCGAAAATTAAATGCATTAGCAGGTTACACTGCGCCTGAATATGATAAAGAATCTATTGCATTAAAAGCGCCATGGCTACGTTTTACAATTGGAGATTTGTGGAAACAACAAGCTGCATTTATCAGTAGTTTGACTTATACATTGCATGATAGTGATACTACTTGGGAAATTAATTTAGAAGCTGATCCAACAATGATGCAGTTACCACATAAAGTATCAGTATCAATGGGTCTAACACCAATCATGGATCAATTGCCGCAAAAAGGTGGAAGATTCTATACATTAGCTAAACAGTTTGATCAAGTATCACAACCAAAACCTGGAAATGATAACTGGTTAAGTGATGCAATTCCTAATCCGGATATGGTGCAAAATAATACAGAAAACTAAATTATGGCAAGATATAATTCAACTCCTACGGAAAAAGATAATAATGGCAAACGAAAAAAAGCTGTAACCATTTTTCCAGTACTCCCACCAACTGATGCTGATATCAATATTACTATAACATCGCCGGATCGATTAGATAAACTTGCATATACATTTTATGAAGATGTTACATTGTGGTGGGTCATTGCGGCTGCTAATGGTTTGGGTAAAGGTTCATACATCGTGCCAGCAAATACAACGTTGCGTATACCTAGTAAAAATAATGTAGCTGATTTTGTTACAAATTTAAATAGAAACAGATAATGAGTGATATTTTTTATTCAGAGGTAGATAAAAATTTACAAACAGAATTAAACTATCGAGCGTCAACAGGACGCATCAATCGAACTACCCGCGATTTAAATTTCATGTTAGAAAAAATTGCAAATGTTTCATTAACTCCATATACTGACAATGAACGTACGCAAACAATTGATACTGCAAAACTTGGTGGTATGATTGTTAGGAACGGTGAATATTTACCATCTGGCCTTAATGGTTTTTTAACAGACCGACAATATGATGTACGAACAGATGAAATTGTTGATGGTAAGATTCAACAAGGAGTAGTTGATCCTAGAATAAATTCATCTAGAAGGACACCGCCATTTATAACATCATGTGACATATCAATTGGTGATAATAGTAACGGATTGTTGAATTCAGCTACTATTAATATTGTAATACCAAATCCTGAACGAGATTTAAATTTTATTGAATCAGTTTATTTCCGTCCTGGTCGAGCTTGCACTGTTATTATAGAGCATCCTAAATCAGCAATCGTAAGCAATGATGAAACAGATGGCAAACTTACTGAGAAAACACTACCATCAATAGCAAAAATTTATGAATTATATCCAAATATTTCGGATATTAATGAATTGCAAAGTAAATACGGTAAAATGAATTCAGTTACATTTGATGGGATCATTACATCATTTACATTTGATTATCAAACAGATATGAGCGTAACTGCTACTATTAGTTTAACTGGGACTAGTAATATATATACGGATATTTCATTGATTGTTAATAGTGATACTACAAATGCTACACAAACATCAAATAAATTAAAATTAAAGTTACTTGGTATTGAACCAAATCAATTTAAAAATAAAACTACATTAACTAGTCCGAATGCATCTAATCCATTTACAAATAAAACTGCAAATCTTGCTCTGCCGATAAGTGAAAATCCAAATATTAATATTACAGGATTTGAAAGTTTTTATGCAAAATTAGATGAAGAAATTCAAAATGTAATTGATTTTACAGAAGGCCGAAAACCTAGAATTCCAAATGAAAAACTAGGATATACTGCAGAATATAACGGTATAAGTGAAATAAAACAGACCGATCAGTATGCAATATGGGGTTCTCCATTTCCGGGTGCTGATTTTGTTAGATATATAACTTTAAGTTGGTTAATTGATTTTATAAATCGATTTATTATAACAAAAGCTAAAAAAGTAGCACCAGATGCTACAGTTATATGTACGGCATTAAATGACTTATGTGTTAGTAATTATTATGAACATTTAGTTTCAGCAGATCCTTATAGAATTTATACACCAAATGCTGAATATGGCGAATTAAAATGGTTCAACGACGTATTAAATAAAGGAGACGTAATAGTTCCCGAATGGATAGGTACTGATGCTGCCGATCAAGCTATTTTACGCCCAACAGCGATAATGATTAACATGGAAGTCATACAAGAAATTGCAAAGCGTTTAAATGATGATGATTCATTTACGGTATCTTCGTTTTTAGCTGCAATTAGTATGGAAATTTATGTAGCAACAGGTCATGCAATTGATTTAAAGTTGATAACACATCCGCAAGACCCAAAATTCTTGTTATTTTATGATGCAAATAAAATTAAATTTAAAGATAAACCAGTTCCACCATATTCGGTACCAATGTTTGCAAATAATAAATTTGGAACAGTTGTCCGCGATTTTAAATTTTCTGCAAAATTACCATCCGATGCATCTAGTTTAGCATATGTAGTCAATCAAGATCCAGGCGAAATTGCAGAATCAGATATTGCACCATATGTTGCATACATGTATACTGCAAATACTATTACTAGAACAGGACCACATGAAGTTATAAGCAATGGTATCACACAAGAAGATCTTGATAAAATTACCAAAACATATCTCGACACGCACCGAAAGTTTTTAAAGCAATATAAAGAAGCGTTAAAACATTTCGGACGGATGCCATCTAATACAATTGATCAAATAACATTGCACGATGCGGTACAAAAATATGTTCAATATCCTACACCAACCATACAAGAAGCAAATCAATTAACAGCACCAGTTATTCCGTTCGATGTTGAATTTACTATTGATGGTATTAATGGATTTAGATATGGCGATGTTTTAACATTTGAAGCATTACCTAGTAGATATAAACGAAATGCAGTATTTACTATTGTTAGTGTAACACATACCGTAGGAACAGACGGCGTATGGACAACAACAATACGATGCATAATGAGACCGGCGATAGATTGATATGAGACAAAAAGCATACTACTTAATTGATGAAATAGTTAATAACTTGTTCACTACTGGTTCAGAGTGGATGACTGAAACGGGTACTGAATATGTTGGAATGTATCATCAATATACAACGGGCGAAACATACACCGAACCACAATGGAATCCAGATCTCTCCGTAAAACTAATAGCATATGAAAAAATTGATTCAGCTGCATACATCTATAAAAAATTAAATGCAGTTCAAACTAAATTTGAAAATTTTGTACCATATCAAGTTAAAATCAATTTATCAGACATACAACTTGGATACATAACACGCTATTTTATCAAAAAAATAAATGAATCTAGTATCTATGAAATTGATTTAGACACATTCAAACGTTGGCAACAAAAACGAATTGATAGTAACATGTATGATGCAGTCGAATTGTTTTGGACAATTGCTGGTGATGAACACGATGCTAAACAAGAAAACATTAAGCAAACACATCAAGCAAAAAATACAATGCCGGGTATCGAATTAGTATTAAATGATCCATTACAATATTATACAGATTCAATTTACATTAAACCTGTAGATATTAACGGGTTGGATTCCTGATAAATTTTTCATATTATATCCATAATGATAGTGGATAGTGTCGATGAAGTACATGGATTATTGCGATGCATAGAAAATCGCAAAACATTGATTGTACCTATACTGGCCAGCCCTGCAGTGCACATATCATGTAATCCCTTAGTTGCATTATATGTTTATACGGAAGATGATGTTGAACGCATAGTACCAATTCGTCATACTGAACAAGTACAAGGGTTTCCTGAACTTGTAAGTGCTTTTATGCAGTTGGAGAATATCTTTGTTCACGACAAGAAGCAATGGCTTCAAATAGGTGGTAATGGTGCTGTATGGGATGTTAAAACATTGTGGTGGTATACATATGGAGAATCTTATGATGAATCTCATTATTTTATGCCAGCACATCAATTTTTTTGGAGACGACATTCTTCATTAGAAACAGTTAATGCAATTGTGCCATTGCAACAACATTTAGCAATGTGTCAAAAGATTCGACACTATGCTTGGCCAATGTGTATAAATGCAGAAATGTCGGAATCATATTTAAAATTTAATGCATTATATCCACAAGTATTTGCAACAATTGAACAATCAGGCCTGCAGGTGACAGAAGATTTTAAAATGCCCGAATTGATTAAAGATGGTCGAGTGTATTCGCAGTATAATTATCATACAATGACAGGCCGGCCTAGTAATGCACATCGCGGATTCAACTTTGCTGCAATGAATAAAGAAGATGGTACAAGAGCAGCATTTTGTAGTAGATTTGAAAATGGAGCATTAGTTGAAATGGATTTTGATTCATATCACGTTAGATTGATTGCACGATTAATTGGATATGATTTACCTGTATCATCTATACATGATTATTTAGGTAGATTCTATTTCGGCACTGATGAATTAACAGATGAGCAACGAGATGAAAGCAAACAAATAACATTCCGATTGTTATATGGAGGCATTGATTCAGAATTTTTATCAATTCCGTTCTTTCAAAAGGTAAATGCATTTGTATATGATCTTTGGGCAAAATGGAAAGCAAAAGGGCGTATAGAAACACCCATATTAAAACGACCTATTACCAAGGATATGGTAAAAAATATGACAGCAAATAAATTGTTTAATTACTATTTGCAAGCAACAGAAACAGAAGTATCCGTACAAAAATTACAACAAGTACAAGATATATTAAAAGACCGCGAAACAGTTATGATACTTTATACATATGATTCAGTATTGTTTGATGTGCCAGTAACTGAAGCAAAAGAATTGTTACCTGATATCAAAGCAGTATTAGAACAAGGCCGTTTTCCAGTAAAAGTGAAAGTGGGCGATATTTATGATAAAATAAAAACTATTTCTTTATGAACATTGATTTAATTTTAACAGAGTGGTGTTTTCGATTACCTAAAGGTTATCCAACTAGTGCTAAGGATTACGAAGTACTGTATCACGTACTAATAGAAACTGCAAAAGTTACACCAGAGCACGCTCGGCAAATTGTAGAACGAGCAAAAGGCACTGTTAAAGATCGTATTACAGAATCAGTTAAATTAGATTCTATAGAAAATCAATTTTTAACGAAAGCTGTACAAGAAGTTAATAAAACAGATGATTTAGTAAAATTCTTAAGTTTATTACCAGTTGAAGCTGAAATGCCCACATTAAAATTTTTAAATAATGTATCTTACGAACAAGCTCAACGCTTTGCTAATATATTATATTCTGAAACTGAAGTTACTGAACAATTATTAAATTCATTTAATTTTAAATCAGGAATATACGGCGATTTATTTCAATTACATAAAGCTGGATTAGGGAAAGGCGAAATACTTTTAGCTGCACTTATTCGAGATTCATTTATACAAGGTGGGAATGTATCATATGATTTAAATGTTAATGGTGCAAAATATGAAATAAAAGATTATAGTAATCCAGATAAACCAAATGCATCAATTCGTTTAGGAACAAAAGGAACTGTAACTAGATTTAGATTTTGGGATGAGATTACAATGACATTTCAACGATTATCACAATTACGTGGTATTGATAGTCCAAAATTTGATTTAGATAAATTATTACCAGAACCATTATTAGAAGCAATACGATATTTAGAAAGTCGAAGAGATGTTATTTTAGCCGGTAATCTTGGGATGAAAGATAAACAATATTTAGATATGTTTTATCGAGAAGCAAATAAATTACAATCCGAAATTAAAGGTTATACGAATGTAATTTTAAGAGGGCCAAATGCAGTTCCGCTTGAAATGTCAATTGAACCTATAGAAGATGCATCTGGAGAAGCATTTGTAGTTCGTCCTATACGAAATGAAAGTCAAAATCTAACATATGTAAATACAGAATTGCGTCGATTAAAATATGTTAGAAATCCATTAGATCTAGATCGTGATATGGACGTAGCCGTAAAAGCTATTATCAACGATGTTACATTTATAGTTTTCCGAAGAGATCGAATTAATGTAACGCAAGATTTACGCTACGCAGCAACCGACGCTGGTAAGATACGTATTATAGAAAAAGATATAACGCCATCTGAAGAAACTAATGAATCCATTGAGGAACAATATTGAAAACACAATTACTTTGCACCTTCGCACATAGATCAGATTTAAATATAGTAACAGAATACATACAGCAAAGTTACATCATCCCAGAACGTAGAATATTTGTATTTGCTAACGCAGAAGCTGCAGACAATTTATATTGTACATATAATGCTGATGCTACAACTCAAAGAGGTCAAAATACAATCAGCATTCACCGCAAAAAAGAAACTAATACATTGTATACAGTTAATGCACTTAATGAAATTATTCGTGCAGTGAACAATGGAGTATTAGATAAAACATATCAATTAGATTGGAGTAATTATCAGAACTCATTTATCTTAACTGATGATGCTGGTTTCCGAGTTATTGAATTAACGTTCTTTAAGAAATTTACTTGGAATTGATTAAAAAACTTACTTGCAGAAAACGAAGAATCTGATAAACGATTTGCAGAATACATATATAAAAGTTATTTAGAAGACTCACCCCAGACATTTTCAGCAGCTGGTGTTGCATATGCAATTATGATGGATACGGATTCTAAAGTCAATCCTTTTTATATTAAAAGAATTATGAAACAATATTATAACATGAATTTAAAATAAAAACAAAAAACTTAACTAATTACTTTGATTTACCCCATTAATTATCTATATTATAATTAATAATTTATATTTTTATTTACTTAATTAACAAAGGAGCACTTATGGCACTTAACCTCGACGCTATCAAAGCGAAGTTGAATCAGTTAAACAAATCTGATGACAAAAAACAAAATTTGTGGAAACCTGAAGCAGGCAAAACGCGAGTAAGAATTGTACCTTACGTTCATCGCAAAGACAATCCATTTTTAGAACTTTATTTCCATTATGATATCGGTAAGAGATCCATGTTATCTCCGATCACATTTGGTAATGCAGATCCAATTGTAGAGTTTGCTGACAAACTTAAGAAAACAGGCGACAAAGACGAATGGCTAATGGGTCGCAAAATTGAACCGAAAATGAGAACTTATGTTCCTGTAATCGTTCGTGGTAAAGAATCTGAAGGAGTTAAATTCTGGGGATTCGGTAAACAAATCTACACTGAGCTTTTATCAATTATCTCTGATGCAGATTATGGTGATATTACAGACTTAATGAATGGTCGTGATATTGACGTAGAATTTACACCAGCTGAAGGCGGAGCTTTCCCTAAAACAGCAATCCGTGTTAAACCAAATACACAACCTGCAACTGAAGATAAAGCAATTGCAGAGAAAATTATGAATCAACCAGTAATCACTGATTTGTTCCCTGAGCCAACTTATGAAGAACTTGAAAATGCTCTTAAAGAATGGATGAATCCAGAGAATGCAGATTCAGATGTTGAAGAAGAAGAAGCTTCAGCACCAGCAGCACCCGAAAAAGCTTCAAAACCAATTGCAGGTAAAGTTGAGGATGTTGCATCAGCATTTAATGATTTATTTAATTAATAAGGAGTCTACATGGCAAAGAGTAAAAGTAAACTGGAACTAGAAGACAGTCTAGCAAATACATTAGCGGATAGTATTAACAA